TTCTTTCCAGCCACCCTCGCCGTCAAAGCCAGCTGAGTGAATAGCACCCACAGTTACAACAATAAAATCTAGTAGTGCATCAAGAGTTTCTACTTGATCACTGTTGTCAATTGCAACTTGCAATTCCTTCCACTCTTCTTTCATTAATTCCAAATATAATTTAAATTGGTCCTGATTGAAAGTGTCTGTAGTTTGATCACAGGCCCGCATAAATTTTTCTTGATCTCGAAACGGATTGGTCATTAATTTTCCTTAAATTGTATTTTGAATTCTAACGTCATCATCTTCTTGGCAAGGTATCGGTCGGCCACTATAATCTAGCATTATGGCTCCCCATACTTTACCATTGTCATCAAACTCAACAAACACCCTTCCGTATGCACAGAATACATGTGTTTCTGTTCTTGAAGACCTTAAATTAAAGACAGCTAACAATATAACCAGCGTAGCACACGCCGACCATATTAGTAACGCTAACCTTAATATTTTCACTTTAGTGATTCCAATGTTTGCCTTTTTGCTTCTTCTTTAACTTCTTGCTTGTGGATTGTTTGAAGTCCGCGAAACAATTCTTCAACAACATGTATAATAGCGGCCTTGCCGTCATCTGTCAAGTGGCTGTACTCAGGACTTACAGAACTTTCGTGCCAAACACGCTGATTTTTACTTAGCTCAAGCAACGAGCCATACAACATATCTTTATGCATGGAACGGCGTATATCAAATTTTCTCGCCATTGTCAAACCCTCTAAAATGTAGGAAGCGCGGAAAGCGTAAAGAGTAACTTCCATCCTGGTTTTGTGTGACAGCGTCAGCACGGACTTCCACAATTTGACCATTAAGGGCCTCACGAGCATTCCAAAAAGTATCACGGTCGGAATCAGTAAAACCAGAACCGACATTGACTCGAATGGTCTTTCCATCATCAACACCTTCACAAACTAAGGCACCTAACTTACCAACATTACGACCAGTGCCTTCTTCTACAGCCGTAACACTTAGGGATACTTCAATAAATGGTTTGAGTTTAAGCCAACTTGCTGTACGTTTAGTTTCATAAGGAGCCTTAGGATCCTTAATCATAATACCTTCATATCCGCCATTGATTGCAATTTGATTAATTTCTTTAAAACGTTTCTTACCTTCATCTGTGTCTAAGTCAACAAGTTCGTGACCAACAACACGAACATTAGGCATGTCTGCCTTGTGTTTTTTATGCCATTCATACACATACAAGCTTCTAGTTTCTTGATCTTTATCCCACTTACCTTCTTGAAACTTATCTAACGGACACATGTCAAACAAATGAAGAACAGCATCATTGGCTTCTACATCGCTTTTACGATGCACTTGCTTCATAAGATCCTGGAATGAACTAGACATAACTTCGCCGTCTAGTACAAGATCATACTTAGGTGGATCCTTTTTTACTACTTCACTAATTTGTTGCTTAATGTGTTCAAAGTTTACCAATTCTTTACCATTGCGACTAAATTGATCAACACGCCCATCTGTACGAACAATAGTAATAACCCGAACCCCATCGAGTTTGACTTCAATATATTTCTTCCCTGTAACCTTGCTTTCATGATTAGCACTATCATGAGCAAGCTGGCAACTAAAAATAGGTACTGCATAGTCGGGCCATTTCTTTTCTACAACTTTATTAACGGTTTTTTCACTAACGCCGCAACGCAAATCTTTAATAAGGATGCGTCGATACCATCCGTTCCACTGACTCTTAGTGGCGGATTTCATCATTGCTTGAATCATATCCCTCGCTGTATTACCGGTGACGTTGCGAGAAACGAAACCAGTAAGAGCGAGAGTAAAACTATCCCAATCCAGGCCAGGACCATCTTCATCTTTTTTCTCCGGAATTTGTTTAAGACCAAAAGTTATCATTGGGTCTAAAGCCAAACGACAACCTTCAAAGAATTCATCATTACCTGCTTCAGCTTGAGCTAGGATAATTGCTTCTTTATTCAAACGGCTAGGATGATCTTCGAGTGAAGAAATTACATACTGGCAAGGGTCGCTCATTTTAGACTTTCACTAGTTATTAATGTAACTATTGTACAGTCTAATTATCAGTATGTCAAGTGGTTATTAGTGCGAAATGGCTTACCAATGAACGCATACTCTAATTGTCTCATTATTTTTTGCTTCATCTGGCGAACTTTTGGATGATCGTGATTATTATCAAAAGCGGCTAAGAAACGTTGCCACATTGATTTACGCTGCCTATTTGGTTGCTTTTTATCTAAATATTCTGCAATGGCTTTAGTATCCCATCCAAACATATCTATCATATCACAAGCCATATTGAAAGAGTGAGCACCCATCTCATCTCTATCTCCGTAATACTCTTGTTGCTTGCGATCCTTAGCATATTGGGCTGTGCTTTGGTACATTGGAATTGGTTTAAAGTTTCTAGCACGGAACTGTCTAGTGTGTATGATTTCGTGTAGGATGATATCGGAAAATACTACGCAAATTCTGCGCCAGCGATAAAGGCTAATTTTCATAGTTTCAGCTTCGGGCGGAAATGCTAGTTGAACTTCAATAAAACGAGTATAACCCTTTTGATCGTAATCTGAATGGTACATACCCCCAATCCAAATTTCGTTCTTTTTAGCTTCTTTAAATCGCTCGCTAGTAACACGAACCGGAAGGTGTTGTTTGATGTGTTTGCTTATTGCGCTGGAAATTTCGTCAATAGCTAGCCGTTTGCCTACTATCTCTTTTCCGAGCTTGTAGAGCATAGAGTACAGCGTTTCGCGGTCTAGTAATGACCAATTGAATGCTTTGCGGGCCATAGCACACTCCGATACAACACTATTTAGATGTGCTATGCCCTACAATTAAGTACGCACTTTATGGGCGTTTTTCGATAACTTTATCGGCTAGCCCGTACTGTACAGCTTCTGATGCGCTTAAAAACGTATCAAATTTCATGTCACTAAACAGCTCGTCAAACGTCTTACCAGCGGTATTATGCTTAACATACAGTTCAGTTAGACGTTTGTTAATTCGTTTTGATTCCTCAAAAGCTCGTTTTGCGTCTTCAAATTCAAGTTCTTGAACATGTACTGATCCGCGAGTACCAGGAGTACCTGAGCTAACACGATGGATCATAGTACGGCTTTCTGGCAATACAAATCGCTTACCAGGAGTACCTGCTTGTGCTAAAAATGAACCCATACTTGCGGCTTGCCCAATAACATAAGTAGCAACATCGGGCTTAATAAATTGCATAGTATCATAAATGGCTAGACCTGCTGTGACGCTACCGCCGGGACTATTAATAAAGAAATTAATGTCCTCATTTCCTTGACTTTCAAGGAAAAGTAGTTGGGCAACTAGCAAACTTGCAGTATGCTCATTTACATCAGTATCTAGCATTACAATACGGTCTTTGAGCAAACGGCTGTAGATATCGTAAGCACGTTCGCCCTTTGGTTCAGTCTCGATGACCATTGGTACCAAATTTGGCATTCTTAATCCTTAATTATTCTTTTCTAATTCTTTAAATGCTTCTGGAGCACGTTTCATAGCAATTTCTCGTTCGGCATGTGCTTCCTTAGCTCGCTTCAAAATATTAGCATCGCCGGTTGGTAGTACAATCAGAACATACGTATTGATTTTACCGTTTGGTGTTACAATTCGTTTAATTTGATCTTGCTGTACACCGGTCAAATCAACGTTTGGACAGAAACTCTTAGTAACTCGTTCATTAAGTTGAGTTCTGCTATTCTCACCTTCGGAAGAATAAATTTTAGTTTGCTGACTAGTTTTACCACCAGCAGTCATACATAGTTTACCATATGCATCAGTTTTTGCATAAGCATCTGCATCAGACATGTTGAACGAACTACCAAAACCAGCTTCATAAACTGCGCTAGTACTTGCAGGAAGTTTATTAAACCAGTCAGGGGTTTTGTCAAGAATCTTTTCTTGAGAGCTTACACGACGCTCATTCTCCATATCGGCAATTTTTGCGAAACGATCAGTTGTACCACAAGCTGATAAAAGTGCAACCAACGGCACAACCATTAGGGCCTTTTTCATTTAGAGCCTCCCATCTTTTCTTTAGTCCAGTCAGCGGCTGACGAAATGTCCTTGCCTACACCTGACACGGTTGAACATGCAGCAAGCAAACTTGCCAAAATAAGTGCTACAAAAATTTTCATTTTGCCATCTCCTGTGATTGAGTTTTAACTGTTTCAATTCCTCTATCAAGGATTCGAGCAACGCCACTAAAACCAACCGTGGCAACTACAAGTCCCAAAACAAAGCCTATTAAAATGCCTTTCATATTGTGCCTCTTATGTTGTTTAACATGTTTAAATTATATTACAAACGGTGTCCGATGTCAACCTACCATTTGTCCACAACTGTCCAAAGTTCATTATCGTTTTGGCAAATGACTCCAATGTTGTGTCTAAACACCGTGTCTGTATAACGCTCTCTAAATTTACGGCAAGTAGCACCTTTGTACTTAAAGTACTTTTGGTTTTCTAATCGTCCAAACTCTGTCTCCAAACCTTCATAACCGATCTTAAATGTTTTTGGACGCTTGGCTTGACCTTCTTTGCATACTACAACTTCTTCAGATTCAAATTTTCCGGGAATCATAGTTAATAGTTGGTTGCGCCCATGCTGGATAGCCAAATTACACAAAAATTCTCCCTGCTCTGGGCCGCTGGTTGTCCAATTTACTTTGTGCCATTCTCCGTTGATATTAATTTGGTATTTGACATTACACTTGTTTTCAGTAATTGTTTTAACCAAATCAGTCACTTCACCGACTTGATGTTTGTTAGTACTTTGACTAGCTCGCTGAACACTACAGTTATCTGCAAAGGACAACGGACTAATCAAAGCAAGGATAAACGCTAAGTGTTTCATTGTATATCGCAGTTTTGATAAAACCACCAGAGTTTAGTTTTTAAGTATCGGTTGTATTCTCGATCTTGCTCATTAAGCAAATCTGGATCACTTCCAAAATTTTTGTATGCTACAATTCTGTTTAGGTATGCTATTTGCTTTGTTGATGTTTCGCAAGAAACTGTGTAGTCTTTTATAACAGCAAGACTAGGCGGAGACCAGTCTTGTCCGCATCCTGTGAATAAAAAGACTACTAACAGTAGCAAATATTTCATTGATACTTGTCATTCAATTCTACGCTAGACAAACTAGCAAGGGTTTGAAATTTATCCCATGCTTTTTTAACAGCAGGGTTCTTTTGTAGTTCTGAATCTGGCAAGACTGCTTCGAGCCAAATTTCTGAACGACGTCTTGGATGTGCGCCAAATTTTCGAGGCTGGTGGAACTTGCCTTCTTGCCAAAGTTGAATGCTAACATCTCGAAACTTTTGTTCCATCTCTGGACCGTATTTTCCCCACTCAGGCATTGACCAAGGACTTCCCTCAGTTTGGCCGCCGCCATAGCCGCGCCAAATGCTAGTCCATTCTTCGTCAACATTAGGATCAAAGTCGGTTCTTGTAATCAAAATCAACACGTCGTTGATATCTACAACGCCGTCGACAATATCACGAACGCATCGGCTATAACTAAGTCCAATTTTCACTTTATTTCCAATCTTATTTGTTTAATTGAATCCCACCGAAAACTTTTCCAATGATTTGATTCTAAATCATACACTGGGCAAACATCCTCATTTACTTTCTTTTCCTTTTTTGGTTTAGGAAAATCTATTGGATTGTCAGTGTTAGTATAATGTTTTTCTTCAGTTAAGTCAACTGGAACAAGTGATGGAGCGGTTGTACACTCCATCACACGCTCAGTACCGTCCTTTTTTGTAAAAGTAACTTTTACAGGACCAAGTGCTAAATGGCCTTTAAGCCATTTTTTGAAAAGTTTCAATTCCTTTTCATTTAGTTTCATTTTGACTACCTTCTAACTCAGCTACCCGTTCTTGCAAACGAGCTACTTCTGTTTCGAGTTTTTCAACATGAATAGCAACTTGTTCTAAGAACGCAGAGTTATTAACTCCAGTCATTCTAAGCATTTGCCCAACTGTTGGTTGTAAGTTTTCATTTGTCATTTAAATCTCCAAAATAATATTAGGATTCCAACCAGTATCCTCGCCGTACCCGTCACTTTGATACCCACGTGGGTTACATACAACACGGGTTTCACCGATCATGTAATCAAAGCAATGATGAGTGTGTCCATGTGTCCACAGTTTAATCTGTGGCCGATCTAAAATGAACTCACTCAAGTCGCTGTGGTAAGCACCATTCATTAAAGTTTCGTGTTTGTACGTTTCGTGTACACTTTGGAAACTTGGACTATGATGTCCGCAAACAACAAACTTTTCATCAGGGCGTTCTGCCACTACATTTTTAATGTAGCCTAGCATGTGCTTATGGCGAATAACAGTATCATGCGGCTTAAGATTAGTGTAACCTTCTTCCTCTTTCTTAATGATACGGAAGTCGTTCATCATATCGCGGATAGCATGAAGTGTAAGCGGATCGCCCTTGTTCATGTCAGTCCACAAAGTGCCACCGATAAATGTAACATCATCGATCTTCTTACTGCCTGCTTCTAAGAAGTAGACATTAGGATACTTGGCACATTCGTTGGAAAGTACCGTTAACGTTCTATTCCACTTGCCGTGATAGAATTCGTGATTACCTGCCACGTAGATAACATTTGGGAACAAGTTACTCATACGCTTTAGGAAGTCGCGGAATGTTTGTACACGCTTTTGCTTACGACCTAGTTCAGCAAATGAACCGTATTCGTAGATACTAGGAACGACAGGGTGGTCGTGTAGATCCTCGGCAATCATAATGTCGCCAGACAGAATCAACACGTCAGCATTGTTCTCGTTCTTAATATCAAAGCAGTCCGAAAACTCCAAATGGAGGTCAGACACTACTGTAATTTTCATTTCCAATCCTTGTGGAATTCATGTTGTTCTATTGCTTCTTTAATAGCACGTTCTACTAGTTCATTAAATGTAATGTCTAGTTCGTGTGCTAGTTTCATGTATTGTAGCAGATCTTCATCCGAAAAGTCAACCGGTACTTTGACTCGAGTATCGTACTCATTTCCATTAACCATTGCATTCATCTTTTCGAGGATGTCTTCGGCTAAGTCCAAATCAATCCATTTACGCCCGTCCATTGATTCTTCAAAATCAATTTCTTTAGCAACAGATTCTTTTTTGTATTTGGACTTAAAATCAGGATTAATCCAACGATATTCTCTATCATTTACATAATCCCAAAACTCGAGAGCATAAACTGTTTGATCAATGCTGTCAAAGCAAGCATTAATACTATAAGTATTTTCGCCTGACTCGTGTGTATCGCAATCAAGATATCGAGCATTAGGACCAAAACAATCCCAGTGGTAATCACTACCACCAGTAATTCTGTATTCAATTGCTTCTAGATAATCTTTTAGAGTGATCATAGTTCTAAACCATCCTTCTTTGCTTGTTCTTCAATACGAGCATTACGCTCAGTTTCGTGCAAATCGCACAATGTTCTAACCCAACCACCCCCACGGCGTTTACCAATACCGCCGCATTCTTCGCAAGCAACGTCTGCCCAAGACTCTGCCATACTAACAAGACCGTGGATATAATCATCACCACCTTCGTAATAAAAACGTAATCCACCAAATTTTTCTTTAACTTGCATTACTATAACTTGCGGGCAAACTTCTTCTTTTTTGTTTACGAATTCAATGTGTTGCTGTATGCTTGAGCTTAGTCGTTCAATGATCGGATACCAACCCTTGCCTACAGCAAATCCACCATACTTACCGCCGTACATTTTAGGATAGGCTTTCTCCATCCGTTTGGCAAATTTTTCGTATTCTACAAATTCTTGATCTTCTTCGTTCATTGGGCCGCCTTTACATAATTTAATCTAGTTACTGAAATGCCATGTTTCCAATGATTTGTATGATCTTTAACTTTGGCTTTTACAATCACAGTAGGGCCAAGTTTAAGCTCATTTTTACTCATCCAACTGACAATTTTATTATCAATTATAGCATCAATATTAAAAGCATCAAAGTTTTTTGAGCGTTGGCATGTTAGTACCTCACAGTCCAAATCTGCAATATTATCACCGACTAGAGCTAGGTATGTATCTTCAGCTGATTTAATTCGTTTGTCAAGAATGTATCTACCGTAGTCTCTTTTGAAAACACTGGGCAAACATGCGATAAATCCAAATTTATTTTCAGGAACGTCTTCTGAGTTGAGTAAACTATTAACTTCAGTTAGAAACTCATTAGTACCATCAACGGCAGTAAACATAAGTCTCCGATAATATTTTTGAATTTCGTTGGCTAATTCTGTATCATCGTTATTTGTGCATAGCAGAATAGGCTTCAGCCCATCATCGGCTGGTTTAAACTTACTAGGGTCAAGAGTAATAAACATCAATAATTTATTGTCCCATTTGTAGGACATGAGTTTATTATCGTCCGAATATACGGGTTGGGTGGACTTAATGTAGTCGCCATTGGCCCGTTGTGCGGCACATGCTAGTTCCAAAACTGTTTGAAGTGGATATTTCATTTCGCTCTCTGTGTGAGTGTTAACTGTTTATATTTTACTGGAAAATGTAGTCAGTGTCAATCTTTTTTAGGCGAACATATATTTTTTTGGCTAGTCTTCTTAGAACTGGGCTAACAGGTTTTTCAAAATGGGCAACATACGCATTTAAATTTGGACTAACATACTGCTCATTAATCTTCATCCTAGCGAGTGTTGTGAGTTTGGGCAAGTATCTCAGGGCACGATGTTTACCCAAAGTTCTGCACAACTCAATGGCAATACTAAATGCATAAGCATCTAGTTCGTCGGGATCTTGCAAGTACTCTTTATAATGATACCCAGCGTCCGGATGGTCCCAATACAGTTCGTAATTTCTTTTTCTACTTTGTCGTTGATGCTTCTTTTCGTGTACAACCGCATCGTAGACTTGAATTAAAAAATCCTTAACTTGAACATGATCCCACACTTGGTCTTTATCAAAGTTGTTATGAACAAACACTTCAATTGGTACATCTAAATTTTTATCATCAAATGAATCATAAAAAGCATGAACGTAAAACTCAGATACATCTAAGTGTTTTTCTTTTTTGCTTCTTATTTTTAATTCTATGTCGTGTATTTTAAATTCTTTGCGTAGTGACTTTAGGATTTCTGGAAACGTTGAATTGCTTTTGTTGTTTGCCTGCACTTTATTACAGACTGAGCAAACCGTTTCCATTACTGAGTTCATTTTTATAACCTATAAGTTACTCTACCTTTTGTTAGATCATAAGGGCTAACTTCTATTTTAACATTGTCGCCCAAAATAATTCTAATTTTATGTTGCTTTAGTTTCCCGCCCATATAACACAAAAGTGTGTTAGGCATATTGTCTACCTTAACCCTAAACATGTTACCGGGTAATACTTCGTCAACTGTACCTGTTAATTCAATAATATCGTCTTTTGCCATTATGCTTTAGTAACGACGATTTTCCCGTCTTCTACTTTAATGTCCAATGTGTCTCCTTCTTTCCAGCCAGTAAGTGCTAACACTTCTTCTGGAAATTTCATCATAACATTTTCAGGGTCTCCGGGGATTTCCTGAAAAATGTCTTCTGCTGTAAAGATAAATTTTTCGGTTTGTTCAGTCATAGTATATTTATGGTGCTAAATCTTCGTCCTTGTATGGTACTGGAAACCATCCTATACTGTCAAGGTCTTTGGCTATTTCTTCAGTCACTACGCTTTCAGATTGGAATCCTGTGCGTTCAAAGTACTCGTCATCTTCCTTGCCGTCATAGCTCAAACCACCACGCATACCGCTACAGTAATAATCCATGTAGTCTTCGCCTTTATTTCGCAAATCCGCCACAATGCCACCCGATCTACGCCAACTAGCAGTCCAGTATTCTTCGGCTATGATAGGCCAAGTGGTTCGTTTGCACCATTGCATATTGCACCATGCCGCATATAAGTTTTGGGCATAACGCCTATCTTCCGCACGAATCTTTGCCATTATTTCAGGGCAGTTGCGGATGTCTTCAACTAAGTCGTACTTCAATGGAAATTCCCGTGTAGACAGTGACGCAGTTCGTGTCCGTAATCAACAGTTGTAGGACGTTTGCTTGTAATAATAGTACATTGGTTTGTATCCCAAAATGCACATGCCGTTAACGAATATCCAAATCGTTTATATCCTCTACGAATATTTTCGGCGTCACACGCTTGCTGAACATTATCAACTTGTTTAACAGTTAGTGAAATAGTATCGCTTGATGTAATTTTTTGAGTAGCATCAAACTTTTCAAGAGGATCTCGCCAATCGGCGTATGCTGATGTAGATAACATTAAAAATATTACAAGTGCCTTTTTCATATCTGCCTCACTGTGCCTGTTAAATTTGGTGTAGACGGCAGGATTCGAACCTGCAAAGCCGCCACTATGGGCTGGGCCCTGACCCCCCAACAGTAGTTTGGTACTTACTGCCGGGGGAGGTATACCAAGTTCCACTCACGTCTACATCATAATTATATAGCCTAAAGTAAATAAAGTCAATGCAATTTACTACCATTCCTTTCCAAAATATTGTAAAGTTTGGGCAACGGACAATGTTGTCCAAACCATTATTTTCCGTTAGTTGGATTTTGGGTAGATTCTGTAATTATAAATGTAGCTACTGCTGGCCGTACGCTAGAAGCGATAAAATAGACCATCAGTCGTTAGAAGTATATAAAAATACAATCGATGAAATTAAACGACAAGCAAGATTAAACGGATTCACAGAGTTTCATTGGTCATTTAGTGGTGGCGAACCAACAGCATATAAACAACTTCCTGAGTTGTTTAAACACCTTGAGAAAGATACAAGTAGTCCTTATCAAAGTGTACATATGACCACTAATTTAAGTCCTGGCAGTAATTGGTGGAAGAATTGGTGTAGTATTACATCAACCTTGCAACGCAGAAGTATCACAGCAAGTTATCATGCAGAATTTGCTCGAGAACAAGAGTTTGGTGATAAGTGTCTACAGTTAATGTACGAGAATGTTTATGTAACAGTTAATCAAGTTATGGTTCCAGAAAAGTTTTATGAACTATATGATCGTATGCAACGACTTGCATCTAGAGGTATAAATGTAACGCTTAAACCAATGAGCGACCCGACTGCTAGTGGTATTGTTGACGGCTACACTGAAGACATGATCAATAAAATGCAAACTGGGTTTCCGCAACATGCTGATGGTGAAGATGTTTATCAAATAGCATTGTACGATCAAGATAGCAACGAGTATCTATTTGATCAAGCAGAAAGATTTAATGCATTTAATTTTAACAAGTTTAAAGATTGGACTTGCAATGCAGGGTTTCAAAGTGTTATAATAAGAGGAAACGAAGTTAAAAGAAGTTATAGTTGTCATGATGTTCCACTTGGTACATTAGATGGCTTTGAATTATTTAAGGAACCGCAACGCTGTATTACACCTACATGTGTTAGTTCAGCAGATAGCAAAATACCAAAATGCAAATAGATACAGAACACTTACATCACTGGATGCAAGCCATTCGTCAAAGTCCGGATCCTATGCGAACCATGGATGCATTTTGGTCTGGACAACTTAACAGTAAAGAGTGGTTGATTAAAAATTTACGTAATCATGTTAATAAATTTGTTAGCATAGACATTCACGGTGGATGGGTAGGTGTATTGGCCAGTATGCTATTTCAAAGTAACATTCCAGTATCAAAAATTAAAAGTATTGATATTGATCCAATGTGTGAATCAATTGCTACTAATATGAATAAGATAGAAGAGATGGTTGGGAAGTTTCGTGCTGTTACGGCAGATATGTGTGAAGTTCGTAGCGACGCTGATGTTATTATCAACACCAGCTGTGAACATATTACACAAGATCAATATGACTTGTGGTTAAGTGGGCATCCACATAACAGCCTATTAGTTTTACAAAGTAACAATTATAACATTCCAGAACATGTTCGCATTGCTAAAAACTTAGATGAATTTAAGCAACAATCTAATCTAAACAAAATTTTATACGCAGGTGAGTTGGATTTACCGTTGTATAAAAGATTTATGATTATTGGTAAAAGATGAAAGTAGATTGTTTATATGTTAACGGTGATAGCTGGGCATACGGTGCTGGCTTAGACGAGAGTCGTAGACTAAGCCAATGTTGGCCTAGTTTAGTTGCACATGATATTGGTTTGGAATTAATCCTTAAAGCTAAAGGCGGCTCCAGTAATCACAGAATAGTTAGAACAAGTGTGCAAGATATACAAGAGCTAATCAATAACGGTAGGAAACCTTTAGTTTTAATTTCTTGGACTTTTCCACATCGTTACGAATTGTGTAGGCTAGATAATAATGAGTGGGCAATCTTTTCTGGAACTGGCCACGATGATGACGCAGAAATAGCAGATTTAATTACTAGTAGATACAACAGTGACATAGGTAATATGGAAGTTTTTGGAACTCAATTACTATTGATGCAGGCGTTCCTAAAAGAAAAACAAATACCATACTTGTTTGTTCCAACGTTTAGAATAGAATTTGAAGTGTTACCAAAACACTTAATGGAGAACCTTAGTAAGGGCGTCGACCTAAAATATTTTATGCACGACTTTAGTCTTAGATCATATTTAAATTCTTTTAATGATATCGACTGGATCAAGGATCATCCAGGGCCTGAAGGACATAAAATAATTTCAGACTTTTTAGTTACGCAAATTAATAGAAGAAAGTTATGTACCCAATAACAGCTATACACATAGAGCTAACAGACAAGTGCCAAGCCGCTTGTCCTATGTGTGCCCGCAATCATAGCGGCGGCAGTGAAAGGCCCTTTATTAAAAATAAAGAAATAACCTTTGATGATTTTAAAAAATGGTTTCCTGTTGAATTTTTAAGGAACGTAAATAATTTTTATAGCTGTGGCAATTATGGAGATCCTGTATTTGCTAAAGACTGTTTTGAAATTTACGAATATGTTCGTAGTGCCAGTCCAGACGCTAGATTAGCTATACACACTAATGGCAGTCTACGTAAGACTGACTGGTGGAAAGATCTTGCAAAAGTAATGGGCATTAACGGCGAAGTAATTTTTGCAGTAGATGGTTTCAAAGGCAAACACGAACTTTATAGACGCAATACTGACTTTGATAAAATTATAGAAAATATAAAAGCATACGTATCAGCCGGCGGGGTTGCTAAAGTTGATAGTTTAGTTTTTAAACACAATCAAGACGAAGTTGAAGAATTAGAAAAGTTTTTATTAAGTATCGGAGTACATAGTGTAAACTTTAAAAGTACAAAGAGATTTTACAATATGGAAGCCTTTAGTGTGTTTAATAAACAAGATGAGTTTGAATATGCTCTTTATCCTGCTACAGATTTAAAATTCAAACAAGAAGTAAAGATTCCCTTAGAAAAATTCTTAGACAAATCATTTACAGAAAAAGTTGTATCTGAAGCAATCATTACACCGATGTGTGTAAACAAACAAGAAATTTATGTTGATCCGCACGGAAATATATTTCCTTGTTGTTATATTGGTTCTGATTACTTAGAGGAACCGTTAGAAGAAAAAATTATTCTTCACACATTGAGAAATCTAACAGTTAACAATACTAAAGAAATGATGAACGATATAGGAGTACCAAACTTGCACAACGGAGATATACTATCTCTTTTAACTTCAGATACTTGGGTACGTCTTAAAGATTACTGGGTAGGTGACAACAAGTGTCTTACTTGCGTAAAGAACTGTGCTGGACAACTATATCATACCTAATCTTAACAAGTCCAAAAAATTCAAGTATCTTAATATAGTAGTAACCTAGATCAAATTCAAACCATCTGATTCTATCGTTAATGGCCATTGTGTTAACATGGTGATTAGAATGTAGCTCTCCTCCTGCTAATAAGATTCCTAAAGGGATCATATTAACAGATTTGTCGTTTGGATCTACATTGTTTCTTTCAGGATGTTTGTATCCCCACAGATGTGACATTGATACTGCAACTCCTAGTACAGCAACCCTAAGAACAAACATCCAGCAAAAGCCTACAATAAATCCAATCCACCCAAAGAAGAACGCATAAAATAATCCAAATACTAACGCACCGACAGGGAACTCAAACATTTCACCAAATAACTTAAACGGAATCCCTGTGAATCGTTTATAAAAGTTATGTTGCATCCAATCATCAAATAAAGGAATATCTGGTGCTAGTTTCATTAAGTCTTCGTTTGAAGTATGCTTATAAAATGGATTATATGAGTCAGAATAATAAAGGCCCAAAAAAGGAATAATGTGCGGGCTATGAGGATCTTGATCACAGTCTGGATGAGAATGATGATGCCGGTGTGTTCCTGCGGCAACCTTCATCCACGACGGATGAGAACCCCAACCTATGGTCCACATCAGTAATCGACATATATTATTAATAACAGGATGAAATTCAAATAAGTGATGCTGGAAACCTCTATGCATCCACACTACATATACAGTTGCCATGATATGGAAATGTATAAACATCATCAACGAGATCTCAAGCAACATCTAAAATAACTCCTGCTTTTTTAATTTCTTCAAACGCACTATTAAACAAGTCTGGTTTTAATGTATTAATAATAATTTCCTTATCGCTAATACCCTTGAATCCTGTTACCAAACCGTCCTTGACGTGTCTATTTACCAGTTGCATAATTGGCATGTATGCTACTTGCTTCCAATCGTAGTCGCCGTCGAGTATTTTAATTTTTAAACTAGGATTAGCTGAATTGTATTTTGGAAGTAAAACTCTTACATTTAGATGTATTCTAGTTCTAGAACCCCAGTTTACTGCAATATGTATTTTACTAGTATCCATGTGCCATAGCTGACCGTTAGCAGGTATATGGTGCAACTGTTGATCTTCGATGTTAACTAGATAACTGTATGGGTTGGTCAATATTGCCAGGTGTATTCTATCGTCAGGGTCGCAATGGGCTGTATAAGTTTCTCCAGAATCTAAACATAACAATCTTGCTTGGCCAATGTTTCCTAAATTGTTTAAAACGTTGCCTAATGGTGTGTCTATAAATTCATTTTTAAGACTCCAGGGATCATTAAAAAATTCTCCTGTTGGCACATTAAGTTCTAAACGTTTTCCAAAGTAGCCTAACCCAACAACTTGGTCAACTATATCAGAAAAGTTTGTTACGTAGTTTAGAGGTGTAATCATTATAGTAAATGTGACAATTCAGGAAATACTTTTTTAAAATTTGTGCCGCGCTGTCTGTCCATAGTGTTGATATATTCTCTAAAGTCTGGAAGTAAGTTAGTGTGATCCTCAGCATCCATCCAATCTAGTATTCCTTCCCATCGCTTCCAACCATACGGGTTAGTTTCCCAAAACTCTTTATCTTGTGTATAGTGGTCCCACAACCAGTCCTGTAATTCGGCAAACAAACGTCTTACTTCTTCTTTGTCTTCTTTGGGTAGTACACGTAAACTTAACCAGGTAGGTATCCAAAGTAGATGCACTCCGCACAGGCCGCCGCCAGCAACTTGTCCAGCAGCATTTGTATCAAAGTTTAGTTTTTTAAACCCGCTTTTAACTTTCCATTTGATAAAATCTGGGATATGTTTGATATTTAAAATTTGCACAGCTAACGCTATATTTGTTTTAATCTTATCGCTAGTTTGTTCTAATCGCCAAATGTTCTTTTCTACAATATCAAACTCAGTAGGGTATCGTATATACCCAACACGCTCATGGAGACCGTCAAGGCTAATGCCAACTTTAACTTTTTTAAACTGTTCCCATATTTCGATAATTTCATCGTTGATTAGTATTCCGTTAGTGTTGTAACGTAAACTAATCTTGTCAGCATAGCCACGCTTAATAATTTCTTGTAGGAACATCTTGTGTTCTTTAATTAACAATGGCTCGCCGCCGGCAAAGTAAAGTTGTTTAATGTTGGGAATCTGATCATATATCTGATCCCAGAAGGCAGGATTTTCATGCCAGTAGTTATTAAAGTCGCCAGCAGTCCAATCCATTTGTTTACGGATTAACGGACTTTGTATTAATGGATAGATTTTTTTATGTTCAGGTACCCACATACTGCTATCGTGGGGACTACACATTATACATTTTAAATTGCAAGTATGTCCTAATCGTAAGTCTAAGTATTGTAGTTTGTAAGGAACGGTACCGTCTTCTTCTGTTTCTCGTATAAGTTCTTGGATATCTATCTTTTCTTCTAAGTACCAAGTACCAGTTTCCCATATACGTTTACTAGCAATGCCCTGTTGTTCTTCTTCATAGCATTTTAAACAACTAGCAGGAACTTCTCCAGCAAGCATTGTCTTGCGAACAGACTTCATATAATCATTGTTAAACGCCTCTGTTGGTAAGTTATGCCCAAAATTAGCAGGCTTACCATCCTCCATTTTAACTAGTCCTACAGTATAGTCGCCGCTGTCTGCACCAGATGCATTAGCAACGCAACAGATACGCATGTCCCCATTTGGCCTTGTAGCCAAATGTATCCAAGGCAAGACACAAAAACTATTACTACCTGTTACTTCTTTGATTTGTTTTTGCCATTTACCTAGCTGTGTATCTTCTGATTGTAACCAAAATACTTTTTGTGTTTGTTCCATGAAATATTTATATGCTACTATTACTAGGTAAATATTTCATGAAAAAGTTTAAAGTCGCTTTAGAGTACTCTGACCAGCATTTGGAAGTAGAACGTCCAAGTCCGTTAAGCGACAACCAAATTGAGCAAACTATACAGGATGTCTTATCCGGCAATCTAGATAAGGATATTACTGATAGTGTTTATACTAATTTTAAAAAAGAAGCAGAAGATTGGATTGTTAATTCAACATTAAACAACTTGCAAGGACTAACCGGCCGTGTTGATATTATTAATGGCTGTACACAATTTATAGATAACCTTTATATGCAAGGTCCTGTACAAGTTCTTAGAGGCGATTACCGATATCATAATAGATTGGGTCTAGCGTACATCAAAGATGTGGGGTCGTTAATACCTGATATTCCTTTAATTGTAGCAATGCCTTTTCCTAGCATTGGTGCTCCACATCAAGACATGGAGGAAATTTTGCATGAATGCAAAATTAAAAATATTGAAGTTCATATTGATGGTGCTTGGGTCAGTTGTTGTAGGGATATTAATTTTGACTTTAGTAATGAAGTTATTAGATCCGTTGGCATCAGCCTTAGCAAAGGTCTTGGTTTAGGGTGGAATAGAATAGGCTTGCGATGGACTAGACAAAATAAGGCCGATAGTGTTACAATAATGAATGACTTCCAAATGAACAATCGTGCATTAGTTATGATTGGGTTGCATTTTGTTAGAACATTTAACAGCGACTATCTTTGGAAAAAACACGGTGATAGATATTATAAAGTGTGTGATGATTTTAATTTAACACCAACAAAAAGTATATATCTAGCACTAAGGAATAACCAGCCCGTAGGTATTAGTCCTTTAATAAGGTATTTAGAAAATGCAAGTCTTTCATAATATTGATGGCGTACAAATTCCATATAACAGAGATTGGAAGAACATTGCTATAAGTGTAAGTGGAGGTGCTGATTCTGCCTTACTAGCTTACTTGTTATGTGAACTGTCAAAGGAACATGACACTACTGTACATATCATCAATCATGTACGATGTTGGAAAACAAAACCCTGGCAACAGTACGATGCTGATCATGTGTTTAGGTGGTTATTTCAAAAATTTTACCACACAACTTTTAAACGACATACTAACTTTATAGCACCTGAATTAGAATATGGAAATATTGGACCAAACTTAACAGATGAGTACGGTAAGAAAGTTAGTGGTGATAATATACAACAAAGAGCTTATGCTGAGTTTATTTGTAACAAGTATAACATTGATGCGTATTATAACGCAGTAACACGCAATCCTAGACTAGCACAGTTAAACGGAATGTTAGAAAGAGATATAGAACCCACAGAAGAGAACAAACACTTAGAGTATATGATACATATGGGTCGTGTTGCTAGTCACCCGTTTAGATTTGTTGATAAGTCTTGGGTATTGAAACAATACAAAAGATTAGAAATTATGGATCTGTTTAATATCACACGTAGTTGTGAAGGAACGTTTGAAAATATAACTTACAAAACTTACACTAACGGACAAGAAGTTCCAATGTGCGGTGAATGTTTCTGGTGTAAAGAAAGGGAGTGGGCACTTGGCCAATCTTAATCCTCCAACATTTTGTATGCATCCTTTTACAGGATTAGCAACTAGAGAAGACGGTGCTGTATGTGTGTGCTGTCGTAGCCATCCTATCGGTAACATACAAGAACAGACATTAGAAGAAATCTGGAACAATGACAATATGAAGCGCATTCGTAAGCAGGTGCTCGGTGGTGTTCGTCCTCCAGAATGCGAACCCTGTTTTAGTTTAGAAGACCAGGGTGTAGAAAGTTTACGGTTACGACATGTATTAGGTAAGATACCAGAAGCACGTATCAAATTGTATCCTAATGCTGTAAGCAAAATGAACAGTGAGTTTGAAATGCCGTTTGAGATTCCTACTATGGAACTTAAACTTAATAACTTGTGCAATTTAAAATGTCGTATGTGTCACCCAATGGATAGTACAAGTTGGAATGATTGGGGAGAAATTAAAGATTTCTACAAAGCAGAGGGTAATATAATGTATGCTATTGTAGAAGATCATAATTTAGAACGCAAACCATTCCTAGACAAGTTCCAAGACAATCCAACTTGGTGGGCAAGTTTAGAAAAGAACTTACCACATTTTAGACGAGTAGAATTTGCAGGCGGAGAACCTTTAATGGATCCTCAACATTATAAGATATTAGATATGCTTACTCCTTATGGAGATCAAATTGAAATTAAGTATGCTACAAATTTATCAACATTAGGAATTAAAGGAGGACGTAGTGTTCACGAATATTGGCCTAAGTTTAGAAGTGTTGCCGTTAACGTCTCTATTGATGGCATTGGAGATGTTTATAATTACATACGCGGTAACGGCGACTGGAGCACTCTTGTACAGAACGTACAAGAAATCCAAAAGATCTCAAACATTAGCAGAATAGTTGGTGCTGTAACTGTACAAGCAAGTAACGTACTAATGCTTGATAAAATGATTGAATACTTTTTAGATAATTTAGGAATTGTATTTCACACACATCGAGTTGAGTATCCTAAAGTTTTATCAGCACAGGTACTACCTCCCAAATTGAAAGCGTTAGCAATACAAAGATTACAAGAAGTTAGTTATCGTGTTAAAGACTTTGCACTAGTAAAACAACATCCGCAGTTGTTACAATACACATTGGAACAAATACAGGATAATATCAATTATCTAAATGCTCGAGATCAAAGTGAAAAATGGCAAGACTGCGTAGAATTTAATCGCAGACTAGATGCAACACGCAATCAAAGTTTTACTGATGTCACCCCAGAGTTTAAAACGTATGTATAAAGTCACAAGCAGATGGCCGCATCAAACAAGTATTAAAATTGAGTGGAATCTCGGTAAACGTTGTAACTATAATTGTTCTTATTGCCCTAGTTCAATACATGACAACACAAGCCCGCACACCGATATAGAAATACTGAAAAAAGCAATTGATAAATTATCATCCTTAGGTAAGCCTATACGTTTAAGTTTTACGGGTGGTGAACCTTGTGTACACCCTGAGTTTTATGACATTGTAAAATATGCAAAGTACAAAGGTGTTAGCTGGATTAGTGTAACAACTAATGGAACGTTACCGTTTGAGTTCTATCAGTCATTGCCTGTAGATCAATTTGTGTTTAGCATACATTTTGAATTTAATTGGCGGCGTGTTCTTAAAACACTACAACTATTAGCAGAAAAGTCTAATAAAAAACTAATTGGACAGATAATGGCGCATCATGATTATATGCGTCAAGTTAAGTTTGTAAGAGGAGTATTGTTACATGACAGTATTCCAAGTACTGTTAGACGTATACGTTGGACAGAAGGTGATCATGATTTGTTTGACGACATGCGTTACCATCCAGATGACTTACATTGGATTAAAGAACAGGATGCAACAGTTCAAGGAAACTGTGTTATCGATGATAAAGAAATTATTCACAGCAACGACGTTATCAAATTACATTTGAACAAATACAAAGACTGGACATGTAATGCTGGTCTCGAAAGCCTCATGATCAATTGGGATGGGGAAGTACATCGCGCAACTTGTAGAGTTGGTGGTAGTCTAGGCAACATATATGAAGATACCTTCGTTGCTCCTAGCGATCCAGTTATATGTACTAGAGACTGGTGTACATGTTCATCGGATATACCGATTACAAAATCTTCTTCTTCTGAAGATTAATTTCCGAAACACAATAACATCCTAGCTGTCTGCAAATAACTGGTTTAATTTCTGGTGTAAAATTCTTTGCAAAATCTTCGTCGTATATATTATAGTAGAAATCTTTATTATATAATTTTTGTAAACAAGTTCCAGTGATAGACCCGTCTAGGGGAATAAAAATACTATCAACACCTAAATTACATTCCCACCCGTTAAAATGATTCCATCCGTTTAACGTTATAGCATGATTAGTTAAACGTTTCTTTGTTCCGTTTGGAAATACTGCTTTTGGTTCTTTTTGATACATGTATGCTTTAAACATGTTTCTCATTAGATAAAACGGATTTCCGTATCTAACCCGAGTATTTTTTTCTAACCAATCAGCTTGTTCTTTAGTATAAGATATCTTGTATGAACTATTACTTTCAAGAGCTTGTAAATTAATAGCCCATCGCCTTTTACTTGTTTTTAATTTCTCAACTAGATTAACGCACTTATCCCATTCGTAAGGATCCATTAAAACTAATGCTGTAACAACAACATTTAAATCATAAAGTGTATCAGCAACTTCTATAAAATGATCTACATCTACTTCTTTATGATGACAACTCAATTGAACATGATCAAATAAGTGGCCATTGTCTTTCCACCACCTTAGCGTCCTAGAACCATTGCTTACAATCATTATAGATACATTATGTTTTTCTCTAATAGCAGAACAAAATTCTGGAAGGTTAGACCACATAGTAGGTTCACCTCCAATTAGTTGTATATCAAATTTTCTTTTATTTGTATGATCTACATAATAGTCAAATAGATGATTAAAGTTTTTAGCAACTACTTGCCAATCTTTGCGAAACTTGTAAGTGCCTTCGTGCGATCCATCAAAACAATAGTTACAGGTATAGTTACAAACATTTGACACCATATAACATACACGTAGTATGTCTTTATAGTTTGTTATGAGTTCAATTGGTTTTTCTGTCAGTTCGTATGACATCTATAATTCTTCCCATTAAATCCCATTCCCACCATTTCTCGCCAGCTCTGTAGTTTTGTGGATTTGCATGGTGATTATTGTGCCAACCGTCGCCCATGCTAAAAATATTTGCTATCCAGCTATTAGTACTTAGGTCTCTAGTTTCGTAACTTCTATATCCGTGTACATGACCAAGAACGTTAACTATGCCAACAAGTAAGATAGTTGCACTCATAGGTATGGCATAAGCAAATAAAACTAATATAGGATCGACTAGGAACAATATAAGTATGTAACCTATTAGAAGTTTAAAGTAGTTGTCAAAGATAAATTTATGTACAGGATTTCGTAACAAGTCTTTTACAAGCACCGGTGTTAGTTTATGCATCTTCCAACCGTAACCTATCCAAACTTGGAGTCCTCGTAGTACAGAAAATTTTCCATTTACATTTGGACTATGTGGATCATCGATTGTATCTGTTTTAGCATGATGTATCCTGTGTGTGCTTACCCAAGACATAGTAGGGCCGACAGTCGATATAACACTTATCAGTGATAGTAATGTTTCCGTTGTTTTGCTAACTTTAAAACTTCTATGTGTTAGTAATCTATGTAATGTAAGTACTTGGCTAATTGGTCCAATAAAGAACCATACTACTAAAGAAATTAGTAGCAGATGATATTGTCCATTTTGCATAATAAATGCAAATCCAAGTAAACTTAGCAAGTGTCCTATAGCTTGAAAAATTCTAATTTTTAAATTTAAGTTCATAGTCCTGGTTCCAACTGTAACCACTCCTTGTGTGTAATTAATTTAGGATTCCATTGGTTAGTAATAGCACCTGGAACCTTTTCATGGTATACAAAATTTTGCCAACATTTTTGCACATTCCATGGGGCAGTTTGTATATAGCCGCCGCCGTTAACATAATTGCCTTCACTAGCAATTAGCATGTGTTTAACAAATACTCTATCCCACCAACCTTTGCTGTCTTTTTTATCTCTATTTTGCATTGTAAGAATGTAACCGTCAAAGTTATTTACTGCTTCTAATGCTTTCATTAAACTGTAAGTAACTCTAAAACCGTCAGTCATATCACGCGGCGTCATTCTAAATTCTGGAAATGTAAATCCTCTATGAACAATGTTTGCGACATTATGCGGATATCTTTCATCATGATATACACCACCCATTACCATAGGCTTGCCTGTACTAGTTTGGTATACAACTCCAAAGCCTTTGTGCTTTTCTATAACAAGTCTTTCTTTAGTATAGTTTGCACCCAACCAATTTCCCTCTGCAAGTACAATGTTGCGTACTTCTTCAAACTCTGGGCAAGACTCGTAGTAAATTTTAATGTGTGTGTTTGTTAAGTCGTATCTATTCATTAATCATTGCCTTAGTATTACTACACATACTGCCTACAATTCGATCTAAAGATTCTTGTGATATATTAAATTTGTCTTTGGCGTTTTGTAATGTAAAGGGTGTTAGTTTAAATTCATATGCTATACTTCTAATGCGAGGATTAGATAACCAAAAGTCTATAGTATCTATAACTTCTTTGTATGATATTAACACATCTCCAGTAACTGCGTCTTCCAACATGGAGACATTAAGATGCAATATATTAACCTCAGGTTTTAGGCTTAAATCAAAACACCTAGCGGCCAGGTCTCGTTTATTTTCGCTATATTCCGATTGTAACTGCTGGTGGAAATCTCCTGCAACACTACCAAAAACAATCATCCGTTTGACTTTATCATGGAGCTTTTCTAACAATTCGATTTGGGCTTTACCTACATTAGCACAGTTAATAAACAAGTCAGTACCTATAGATAGATCTACAACTTGATCTATATCTACGTTTAAATCGTAACCAGTTCCTCTTGATATACCAACCACTTCCCATCCAAGCCCTTTTAGGTGCTCATAAATAACTTTTGCAACTCCAGTAGTGTGTCCTGTTATTATACATTTCATGATAAAGTCCTCAGTGGAGTATTTAATTGTTTAAAAAGAAGCCCAAAAATAATGTTTCATAGTTTGATCTTTTCTATTAATGATTCTAATAACTTTAGGGGAACAGGTGCCCACCGTATTGCACAAGTCCTTCGAGAACATGATTGGGACGTTGAAGTAGTTGATTTTACATTATTTTGGAAATATGAAGAATTACAAGAGTTAATTAAATCTCGAGTAACAAAAGAAACTAAATTTTTTGGCTTTAGTTGTTTTGCAAACGCATGGAATCCTAATGTTGACGAATTAACCAAATGGCTTAAAGAACAATGGCCTGAAGTCACAATTATATTAGGAAGCCAAGAAGTATTACGCACTAATGTAGATAAACGGTATATTGACTGGTATATTGATAGTTTTGGTGATAATGCTATTTTAGAAGTAACAAAATACATTACTGGAAACGGTTCAAGGCCTAGAACAGATTTAGATGAACAAGCACGTAGTGGCAAACGTCTTATTAAATCTAATACAGCTTACCCAGCGTTCCCTATGAAAAGCCTTACACAAGATTACGAAGACAGAGATTTTATCGATGAATTTGAAATGCTTACTATTGAAATTGGTAGGGGGTGTAAGTTTAAATGTGACTTTTGTAATTTTCCTATCTTAGGTGTTAAGGGCGATTATACACGTGATGCTTTAGATTTTGAAATAGATATGAAGCGCAACTATGACAAGTGGGGAATTAAAAATTACTACTTAGCAGACGAAACCTTCAATGATCGAACAGAAAAAATTATTAAGTTTGCTGACGTTGTTGATAAGCTAGAATTTAGTCCATGGTTTGCAGCTTTTATACGAGCTGACTTATTAGTTAGTAGACCTCAAGATTGGGAACATATTGCTCGCATGAGAGTGTTTGGACATCACTATGGTCTTGAAAGTTTAAACCATGCTAGTGCTAAAAGCATTGGTAAGGGCATGGAAACTAAAAAACTATTAACAGGTATTCTAAAAGCAAAAGAGTATTTTAAAGCTAGAGGGCCGTTTAGAGCAAGTGCATCATTTATTGCAGGGTTACCGCACGAAACACTAGCAACATTAGAAAATACAAAACAATGGTTGTTGAACAACTGGACTGAAGAAAGTCTTATCTATTACCCATTAACTATCCCTAGCGAAGAAACTGAAAACTTATCAACGCTATCAAAAGATTGGCATACAAGAGGTTATACAATAACCGATAGAGAAGTAGAGCTGTCGGATGAACTTAAGAGACAATCCCTGCATGCCAGCATGCCTCCTCTCAAGTGGAAGAACGAACACATGGATATATTTGATGCGTATGATCATGTAGGTGATATCTATCAAAATCATTATCACAAGTTTAAAGAAATCATGTGGAACTTTGGAAACCTACATAGAGATTTTAAACTTCCTATAGAAAAACTATTAGATATACCTGCTGTTAATAATTACACTCCAGAAGCTGATGCTAATAGAGCAGCTTATTTTGCAAATTATTTTGAAAAGAAGTTAAATTATAGACCTAAGAAATAATGCTAGTTGAGCATTACTTTGTGTTCCCGGATGGATTAGGTCTCGACCAACATCTAGTTTAGGAAACTCATCGTCAGTAAATTCAATATACTTTATACCTAAACAATCTAAAAAGTTTAATGTAGTTGTTCTTAATACATTTGAAAAGTGTTCAAAATATCCTGCATCGCTAGCATTAACAAAATTTTGAATTACTTCCTCATTTACAAAATCGTACTTAGTTGCTTTTTTTACTTCGTCACTGACAATCCCGTTTCTTACAGCAATCCATGCACCAACAGGAGTTAGTCCATCTGCAAACCATTGGTAATGTCTATTAGGTGCTGGCCATTGTATTACCACAAGTTTAGGAATCTTTTTAATATTAGCAAACCATTTGCTAAGATTTTCGCTGAGTAGATCAGCTCCACTGCCTGCTAATCCTAAGTTATAGTAATCCATTCCTAGATCATGTGCTAACTTGTATGTAAAGGTATCTTCTAACGCTACTCCTACACCCTCGGTTAAACTGCATCCAATAAACAATATAAAATTATCACTTAGCTCATCTAATTCTTTACAACGATGACCTAGGCTATTTCTGTTGTACAATACACGTTTAGTTCTATACTCCCAGTCTGCCGGTTGAGTTTTAAGATGTTCTTCAAAATGGTTTTTACTATCAGCACCGATAAGACTAAACTCTGGATCTGTGTAACTAGAGCCATAAATTTTATTTTGGTATAGCTTAATTAGATGTTGCCCCATAAATATTATCTCTTGGTAATTACTTAGTTAAATACTCGCATGACATTCTATAACCTGGTTGACGAAATTGATATCGAACATAGCTCTATATGCAATGCAGCCTGCCCACAATGCACTAGAGAATTTACACCAGGTGATTATTCTTGGTTCGCTCAAACATGGCTACCAATTGAGTTCTATGAAGATCGTATTCCGCAGGAAGTTTATAACAATTTAAAAAACATTTATTTTAGCGGCATGGTAGGCGACCCATGTACAGCACCTAATTTTTTAGATGTGTGTAGAACTATTAGGCGAAAAGCGCCTCACGTTTATATTACTGTAAGTACAAATGGGGGGATGAAGCCTCCTAGCTTTTGGGCAGAGCTTGCTAGTATTTTTGGAGACAGAGGTACTGTTAAATTTGCCATAGACGGACTAGAAGACACAAACCACATTTACCGTGTTAACGTAAAATGGGACAAGGTAATGGCCAATGTTAAAGCATACAGAGAAGCCGGTGGGAAAGCAGATTGGCAGTATATTGTGTTTAAACATAATGAACATCAGGTAAAAGAAGCAGAAGCATTTGCTAAGAGTTTAGGCTTTGAACATTTTATTTTTAAACGTAGTAACAAGTTTTTAGTTGATGATCTATTTGAGCTTACTAATCAAGGTAGTAACGGCATGAAAATAGAACATCCTACACAAGAAGAATATGTGCATCCTTTAATATTTCAAAGGGATCGTGTTAGCCGTGTAAACGAAGCATTGAAAATTACAGAGCCTAGTCCAATTAGTTGTGAAGCACAACAACGAAAGGCATGTTATGTAAGTGCTGAAGGATATTTCTTTCCTTGTGTTTATACTGCAACTAGTGTACACTTATATAGATTTAAACCATTACCTGATAGTTTCTTAGAATTATGGAACAACTATGGTGGTGATAAAGTTAACTTGTTAAAAACTGAGTGGAACGATATACTTAACAGCGATTTCTTAAATAAAATGTCTGAAGGATGGACTAAGACATACAAGGATGGGCGCATTGCTGCCTGTGGATTATTTTGTAGTAAATCTAGTGCTAGAATTTTTGATCCGTGTGTAGTAAAGGAAATTGAAAATGTATAACGCAATCATATTTTCAGATTGTGCTGGAGTAGATTGGTTTAGTCGAGGCTACGGTGCTTACCGTATTGCTAGTGAATTACGTAATAAAGGATATACAGCTCTTGTTGTAGATTTCACATGTGCAATGCAAATGGATATGTACAAAGAAATTATAGATTTAACTGTTGGCGATAATACTATTTTTGTTGGATTTAGTGTTACATGGTTTCCTTACAGACACGAAGCAAGACCTAACGGAAGATACTCTGTTGGGACACGTACACTTAAGGAACCAGACCCGTGGGATGACTTTAGTACTAAGTATCATGATTGGTATAGAGAAGGACTGTCATATCGATTCAGTGGCGATTACATAAGCGAGTATGTTGATTATATTAAACAAAAGAATCCTAATGTAAAAGTTATTTGTGGTGGTGGAAAAAGCTATGAATATGTTTATGAAAAAGCATTTGACAATGTCTTTATTGGATACAGCGAAAATCAGTTAATTGAGTGGGTTGATAGTATAAGCAAAAAAGGACCTCGCAGAATCTTTAATAAGATTGTTAATTATGATGTTAAAGGACAAGTTGGAAACTTTGACTTTAACAACGCTGTTACAAGTTATATGCCCATTGACAATATTCATAAAGAAGAAGTCCTAACAATTGAAATGAGCAGAGGATGTATTTTTAACTGTAGTTTCTGTAGTTACCCGCATAGAAATCAAGATACAAGACAGTATGTAAAATATAAAGAAACACTTCGCAAAGAGTTAATGGATAACTGGGAAAAGTGGGGCACATACAAATATCTAATCACTGATGATACATTTAACGATTATACTCAAAAGTTAATTTTAATTAACGAAGTTATACAAACACTACCATTTAAGCCTCAGTTCTGGGCATACATACGTATGGACTTGATTGGAGCACATCCTGAACAAGCACAGCTTTTAAAAGACATTGGATTAGTAGAACTATACTGGGGTTTAGAAACTTGGTGTGACGAAACTGCTAAGGCAATCAAGAAAGGTGGATCACTTAAGACTAAGTTAAGAGGCCTTCGACATGCTAGACAAGTGTGGGGGGATGATGTTTATGTAACTGCCGGTATTGTCATTGGTCTGCCATACGATACTACTGAAAGTTTAGATGCAGTTGCTGAATGGTATAAAGAGGAAGGCAAAGATTTAATACACTTATTAACATTCTGGCCGCTGTCAATCCGAGCAGAAAATCCTATTAATCAGTATGTGTTTACTAGTGATATTGAGGATAACTTAGAAAAGTACGGTTATACTGTACCTAATGATTTAACTTGGACACGAAGTAACGGAAATATCAATAGTAAAGAACAAGCAGATGCTCTTATGTTTAAGTATAACGAAGAGTTAGGCAAGCTCTGGACTATTAAAAGAGTTACTTGGGATTATAGTGCATTTGAAAACTTATGGCCTGCTGACTCACGGACTGAAGTAGTTTACAATTTTATAACTAATCACTATTATCCTCAATTACTTAACGAGTTGAGGAAACAGTTCGCTGAAATGAGTTTGTCTAGTCCTGTCGTACAAATTTAACACACGATCTCTTTCAGCTACTACAGCATCATAATCATCAACATCTGAATTCATGTAATTGCCGATAGACTGAACAAGTTGTAGCATATCAGGATTGTCGTAGAATAATTTGTAATTTTTAAACTTCTCTATAAAGTTATTAATCCCGTCTGTAATTTTATCTTTTTGTTCTTGTGTTAGATACTTGATACTAAAGTAGTTTGGATACATTACATATTGTATATTAACAATAAATCTTTTAGGGTATCGTTGACTTAAATGTTCAAAATGATTAAATATCTCCGGGAGATCAAATACATTGAATATGCTTAAGGTTGTACTTAATTTAAGCTCTATGCGAGGATGTTGCATTAATACCTTTAAGTTAAGATAGAATTGCTTGTAATCTGCCGGATAACGGATGTATCCAAACTTTTTAAAATCTATATGATCGTAACTAACCATAACCATCGGATGTTTAAATTGGTAAAGCTGATCTATAAATTTAGCATTCAAAGAAGACAAGTTTGTTATAATAGTAAGCATCATGTTTTTAGCGTAACCGTTAGTAACACAATGATTTATAATTTCAAGAGCTAGAGGATTAACAAGAGGTTCTCCTCCAACTAAACTAAGTTCTTTTGCTGTACGTAAACTAGGATCTAAATTTTTAATTAGAGCAGGAACATCAACATTTTTTGGATTATATTCTTTTAAGTCTATGTCTAACTTTTGCAGTCGAGCATCAAACAGTTTTATTAATCCTGGAACTTCTTCTCCATTGCTTTTCCACTTATCCACTTCTGCTTGGTGTTGACTACTTGCTCCTGGATAGCATGTAATACATTTTAAATTACATAGAGACCCAACTTTAATATCTAACATAGTTGGTAATTCTTCAGTAACTCCTTCTGTATAAAAACCTTTAAGTTCCTCTAAAGTTTGTTGACGTTTGCTATAAACACCGCTTGCTTCGTGTTTCCAACAAGTGGAACATGCAGGATTTTCTACCCCATTTGATAAATCAGATCGTAGTTGTTTATAAAAGTCACTTTGCCATACATCTATAATGCTATCTCTCCGCATGTTATATGGTGTACCATCGGCTTTAGGTATTGCTGTTTCTTCACTATAACAACAAACTCTATAGTTTCCATCATTAGTTGAGCTGATGTGGATAAAAGGTAACGGACAATACTTACTCATATACGTTCTTGTAAATATCTCTAAGTGCTGAATCGGGCCATGCTATATAATCATTAAAAGCATGTTTGATTAGTATTCCCATATCTAATTTACCATCAGTGGCTAGTTGATTAACTAATTCAAGCCTATCATCATTTAGTATAGGTTTATAAAAGTCCATGCTAATTGGTTGCTCTTTATAATCACTTGTACTGTAAAATACAAATGCGTGGATAGTTTCTTTATTATCTACATAAAAACATTTTGGATAAAAGTTAGGTTTATATAACTTTTCTTTATGTAGGTCCTTAGTAATTTGTTCTAACTGTTCTTTCCAATTAGTGGGTAATTTTTCTTCACAAGTATTGTTATACCATTTAAACGATATATGTTTTTTGTAAGGGTTGATTTCAACCAACTCTGGGGCCCACGAATAACCAATTATTTGAAGAAGGTTTTTACGTTCTCTGTTAAAACTAGACTCTACAAGAGATTCCGGGTACTTTGATTTCTTTGTATCAAAGTTCATTGTAGCAATGCTATCGTTAATTTCTAACGTAAATATACCCTGGTCAATAATTTTCATCAAGTATTTACTCGCTATAAATATCTCATGAATAATAATGAAGCACTAGTGCGTTGGTTGTTTGCGAAACCAGAACGAATCAATTGGTTAGAAATCAAAGTACCCTTTGACACTAGCGCTTGGGCTGAAGAAGCTCAAAGAATTGAACCTTACTATGTAGAACATAGAGGTGCTGAAGAACATGATGGGTGGACTAGTTGTTGCCTGCATGGCCTTGGTGTTGATAAAACAAACGGATACGAATTTTATCAAGATACCGATGACGGTTATGATTGGACTGAGCTTACAGAACTTGCACCAACAATTACAAAATTTTGGAAATCATTTCCTGCAGAATCGTATAAGCGAATACGATTTATGAAACTATCTGCAGGTGGTCGAATTAATTTACATAGAGATTGCGAACCAGAAGATTTAAAAGGATTTGATCCTTTTGAGCACGACTTTGCTCTAAACCTTGCCATCGTGCATCCTAAAGAATGTATAATGACTGTTGATGGCAAAACAGTTCCTTGGAAAACAGGAATGAGCATTTTGCTAAATGTAAGCAAGGATCACGAAGTTATTAATAATAGTAATCAAGATAGAATACACATGATTGCACATTTTAAAGTTGGCAATCGTAAAGAAGAATTTTGTAACTTGCTTAGTAGGAGCAGAAGTTGATAAGATACGGCATAGAGGATAGAGATGTAGTTGTATGTATCCTTGATCAAATAGATCAATGCATTCCTATTTCTCAACAGTTGCTTAAAAATGTAAGCGATCAAACGCTGTTTAAACTACGCGAACGTTTTTTTGTAGTTGTAAGTAAAGACTTAAATGAAATGATAATGTTTGCTAAAGCGTTCTTTAAAGCAGCAATTATTGTACCAACAGGTATTGATATATTAGATTCTAGTGTTGTTAACATAGAATTAGATGATGAGTTTAAGATCATTAATTTAAAAGACCAAGTCAAAGATATTACATTACACACAGCAGACAAAATAGATCTTGCTAAGAATATTTTTTACGTAGATGGATTTAGTGAAGACGCTTTTGAAAAAAGTCTTGAATGGCAAAATAAAAAATTCAGTCTAGGGCACGGTGCATTTTTTTATCCAGTAAACAACGAACCAACACATAATTTAAATATATCTAAAATACAACAACTAGTAACCCCAGCGGCTGGCCTAAATTGGGTTAACTATCTTAACAAATATGGTTACGATGAAAATACTACTGTTAGATTTTATGATTATAGTTACCTAGCTTTAGAATGTATGAAAGAGATTGTATTACGATACAACGGCGGGTCTTATAAAGACTTCATTATGAAATTAGGCCGCAGTAAATTTAAATTTATAAACAGAGATTGGGACTACGGTTTTGCTAGTATGTACAATGAAGACGAACCAGAGAATTGGTTACATATTGTTAATACAGTTAAGTTTGATTTTGTACATATTAATTTGCTTGAGAATATAGATATTTCTTATCTTGTTGAAAAGAAGCCTAACACCTTTATTAATTTTAGCAACATCTTTAGTTATTATCTAACTAGTGCATTTTATAGTTTACAAACTAGAATTAATGCTGAAAGCCGTATGCTGAATAGTTTAAAAGACTACGATTGTCATGTAGGGTTTATAACCCGTGCTGGCGATGTATATTGTGATAGTCCGCAACTAGCAGGGCATATAAGCACATTTACTCAAGAAGAATTAAGATTGCCTACTTGGTATGAAGATAACTGAAATAATTGTAGACGATTTAAATGAGGATACATATCTTCAATCAATAGCAAACGAGTATGACTATGCTATAGTAACTCGTGTAGGACATTCATTTATAGACAAAGAATTATTTTTAAAAGAGTTAAAAGATAAAAATTTTTTTATTATTGGGCATATCTTAGATAGAGAACCAATAAGTGGTTATTACGAATTACATTGTCAATGCTATGTAATACACTTACCTACATATAAAGAATTAGGATGCCCTAGTATAGGACAACAACGATTTCACAGTCCACATACACAGGTATCACCTTTGCGGAGTGATGAAAACTTTCACGATGACTATACTCCTTGGTGGATTCAACCAGGATCAAAAAAACGAGATTACGAACATAAAGCCCACGGCTGGAATATTTTAAGTATTGCGCTTGAAAAAAAATTACCTGTACTAGTCTTTAATGGTATTATGCGTAACACAAAAAGGTTTGATTATGAAATTAATAGGTAATACTAGTTTAATTATTGACTGGGATACAGTTATTGAACGATGCAAAACATCAAATGGTAGTACCATGTGGTACAATCATCGTTGCTTTCCTGACACTGAAGACTTTAGACAACTAGATAAACTTTGGCAACAAGCAGGTTACTTATATAAAGATCATAGTGTAGAATGGATCAACTACTTTAAAGAAGATTTTGGAGAAGAGGTTGTTGATCAATTTAAAAGCATTGTCAATGTAGAACCATTAATGGTTTGGATTAGTAAAATACGCCCTGGCAAAATGGCGCCGTGGCATTACGATGCCCATCAGAATATAGAAGAGTTTAAGAAAAAAGGCGAGCTAGTGCGTTATACTTGTTACATACAAGAACCACAACACGGGCATATTAGTATTGTTGGAGAAAGTGCTGTATATCGACCAAACAAAGGGGACATATATCAGTGGCCAGATTACAATGCATGGCATTGCGGAATGAATGGCGGATTAACAGACAAGTATATGTTTAATTACTGGGGATATCGATTGCCGACTGTATAATCAGTCCCCACTTAGCATCAAAGCCGTGCTTGCGCCAATCATTACTACAATGCAATCTATAAGCATCCATAGTAATCATACTTCCTTGTTTCCAAGGAAACACAGTTTCTAAACTAAGACCCTCTAGCTGTTCAGGTGTATGTTGACTAACATGTTCGTAATCTTGAGCAGGAAAAGGTTTATTTGTTTTTAATTCTACATCAAATATCTCTGCACCGTAAGCGCGACGATACTGATACTGCTCAAACATTACAGTACTAATACCGCTCCAATTGGTAGTAAATTGTCCATTGCGTTCTGCAGCTAATGGAAACACATAAGTAAACGACGGTAAACGATCTGGCCAGTTATATACATGGTCTGTATGTAAAGGCAAACTATTTACTGCACGGCGAACAAACATATTATCTATTTTAAAATCGCCGCGAACTGCTTTAATCTTATCTACAGTCAGTGCCATAATCCTGTCGTAGTTAGGATATTCTGGATTGATATTTGCTAATGCACTACCGCCTTCCCAAAATAAATGCCAAGTAGGATTGTCTACAATTAAGTTAGTAAGCTCTGCAAACTCTTCTTGAGTAAGGAAGTCTTCTACTTTGCTAGAATGCCTACTATTACGCATCATATCAATCCGTGTTGGATCAAAATCAACTAATTGATGCTCCTTCCATGCTGTGAATACTTCTAAGCAGTAATCAAAACCTGGGTTGTCTTTATACATTACTGGTGGTGCATCACTCATATCTTACCTGTAATTTTTAATAATTCTGGAACATCTTCTATTTCCACTTTAAAGAATAGGTGTACCCTAAGCTCATTGCTTTTGTTAAAAACCGTATGTTGCTCGGTAGTATTCCAAGCATAGATACTTCCGTCTGCTGGAAAATGTTCCCAATATACTGGTTGTTTATTTTCGTCATCCCATGTAAGGAAACTTTGCTCTGGACTGTACAAAGGTAAATGTATATGCCAGTGACTATCTTGATGTGATACAATTCCGCCACCGCCTGGCGTCTCACTAATACTTAACCATTTAGCCATAGGAATCTTTTGTAATAGCTTTTCTGCGAATCCAAATATCATTGGATTATGATCTCTTTGAACAGGATTGTAAGTATCAACGATCCACGGAGCACACACATCGTCAGTTTCTAAATGTGTTTGTAAAGCCCAGCCTCCAGGAGCAACAGCATAGTCTAAATCTTCAAACCCGTACCACGCTTCTTTAGTAAGGCGTTCTGAGTGTTTATAAACACTCCAGCGTTGATCTGCAAACTGAGTTTTGATTATATTATAGTACTCTCGAGCTTCGTCAAGATCTGCATATACTTGTAACTTGTGTCGTAATTCTTCAATAGGTTTCAATGTGATCTATTCCTAATTTTTTGCGGAACTCTTCTGTGAACTTCCCGTCGATGCGTAAGCTATAACTTTGTTCCATAATACGTTCGCCACCGTGCCAGTCTGTGTCATTCCACCATGCGGCTCTTGTGTTTAAATAAATCTTATTTTTCTTTTCTGGGTCCCACAAGTAAAATGCTTTCTTTGTGTTAGGACGAATATGTATAAACTCGTTACGGTGTGGCATAACAACATTGATACCATTTTTAGCATCTAAGTCTCTATGTTCAAACGGAATTCCGTCTGCATCGCAATGAAAAAATATAACACGACCTATGTCTTCAAAAATAGTTCCCACCATCGATTCAACCCATTTAACGACATTAGGAAAGTAAGCAGCTTCTTCTGTAAGTTTACGGGGTGCTGTTCGATCATCCCATGAACCTTCTTCCCAAAGAAAATAATAAATGTAAGGGTCATACGCACCCATTGACATTTTAAGAAATCGTGTTAGCTTGTTTCTCATTTTATAATCACTAAAGTCTTTACAAAATTGACTACCAGCTAACTTAATAGGATCATTATTATCTAAGGCCATAAATTCTTCTAGAGCCTTGTACATTGGTTTCCAATTAGGAATATAGCTCATTTGTTCAAAGGTAAATCCTGGCTTCATCCACGTTCCCTCTTTTGCATACATTCTTGCTTCTGCAAAACCGGTTATAATTTCCGGCTGGAGTTTGTCAAACATTTCCATGTCCAAATACTCTTCCATGTTATAATACGGAATGCCGTTTATACCTTTAATCATTTTTTCCTTTGATAACTAATATTATGGAATACAATTATTACTACAACAATGTCCCAGATCACGGTCAATGCCGTAACAATCTTATTTACACTAGTTTAATGAGCACTGATAAAAAAGTGTTTGTCCAGTGGTACCATAATGATTCTGACTATCATAAAGGGCAAAATCAAGTAGTAGATCCTAAATTAATGAAAGAAAAATTTCAAAGAGAATTGCATTTCTTACATAATATGGCACACCATAATCCTGATATGGTTCCAGAAATACTAGAAGTAAACATTCCAGAACAAAAGATATATTTAAAAGTAGACGGTCCTGATTTTTGGGAACAAGCCAAATGCGATCAAAAAAACTTTGATAAAGTGTTGCCCGATTGGCAAGAACAAATGTTGTCTATAATTAAAGCTCATCGTGAAAGGGGCTGGTACAAATATAGTATGCATCCTAGCAGTTACTTTATTGTAGACGGAAAACTAAAAAGTATCAACTATTTTTTTACATACAGCAATAACGAAGGCCCTATTAGTATTGCTGATCATGCTAGTCATATTTACAGCACTAGACAAGAAGAAATGAAAAAATATATTGTAGATTTAGGGATTAGTTGGGACGATAAACATCCGTTGCCACTCATGGAAAAACTCTGCTGGAATAGTTTTAGAACTAACTATCCCGCAGAGTTTATTAATCGAGTACTATCTATTTTAGAATAAAGCGTTCCAGCTAGTACCGTCATAGTACACTGGATAGCTTCCGCCAGAACCTTTGCCTGCTGGATCCCATGTTACTCTGTCAGCAACAGCAAACGAACCGTTTGTAGGACCTGCCGGTGCAGATGTTAATACTGGTAATGAAATAGTTTTGTTTGTATTAACTGTTATAACAGTATTAGTATTGCTGATTAGTTTGATGATACCATCACCAGAACTAAACATACCTGTATCGTGACCACCTTCAGAACCGCTGAACGAATAACCATTATTAAAGTCAACTCCAGTATCTTGCTGCCCTGCTTTAAATAACGATGACTTAACCGTTCCGTTTACATCTAACTCAGCTGTTGCATCGTCAACTAAAGTACGTCCAATAGTTACCCAACCGTTTCTATTAATATAAACACCTTTAGCATTAGTTGGAGTGGTATCACTAAATGTAACTAGTGCAATCATACCAGTAGTAGTTCCTACACCAACGGATCCGTTAGGATCAATAAATGATCCTATAAGTGTTGTTAATTGATATCCAGATGCATCGTAAGCAAATGATGTTATTAGTCCTGTTCCGTCTGCAGGTTGTACAGCTGCTGGTGCAGAAATTGTTCCTCTAGATGCTTTAAATTCTAAAGAAGTACCTGCTTGTGGGCCATCAGTTAAACCAGTTAACACCGCCGACGGTGTAAATTTGTTATTTGTAAGAACTGTTATAGTGCTTTGAGCAGTATTTGTACCAAATGTAAATGTGTCAGATGTAGATGTAATAACACCATTGTCTATACTAATAACACCGTTGTCTAGTTTACCAGTAACAATTACGTCGCCTGTAATATTAATGTCACCTGAACCTACAATATTTCTTGAATTTAATCCTAAGTTACCGCCAAGTAGTGGGCTAGTATCAGCTTGAACAGACGCAATACCAACACCGTCTAATGTTACAGTTGCATTGATAGTTCCTGTGCTAGTACCGTTATCGTTATATGTAAACGAAATATTTGAATGAGATCCATCACGCAACATAGTCCAAACTGAATCTTGTGCTAGCTCTCGAATATTATCGGATGTACTTGTATCTAAAGTAACAACAGCATTGATTGCTGCCTGAGTGTCATCATACTGGAATGTAATACCTGTATGTGAACCGTTATTAAACAATGCAGCCGCTGCATCTTGTGCTAATTCTGCACTAAAATATTTGTTATTCACACCTTGAACTACGTCATCTGTAGTTAATCCAGCTACTTCTAGCTTATGCGATGTGTTATTATAACTTAATCCATACCCGGCTACATTTGCGCCAACAACCGGATATCCACCGGGTTGTAGGCCGTCGCCAACCCATAGTTGACGATAGTCTGTAGTCCAAGCAATTTCCCCTGTTTCAAGGATTACACCTGTACGTTGGGCTTCTGTTCCTCTTCTAATGCGTAGCGACATTGTGCTATCTCCGTAGTTCTTTTAAGTCTGGTTAGACCAATACACAGTATTTATTCAAACGGAGAAAACCGCACTCGTAAAAATAGGGCTTTAAAGCCCTATTATATATGCACTTAAAGACGGATTCTTTTGTTATTCTTCTTCGCCAAAGATGTAAGAAGCCATCTTCTTACGTGTAGTTTCCTCATCTTTCATAGCACAATCAAAACAAATATTTTCGTTGTTAGGACCGTAAGGTCTGCACTCGTCTATTTTGCCACACATTTCGCACATTTCGTCTTCCTGCTGTGCAATAAATCCACGTCCGCTCATTTTGATGCCTTTGGTAAGTGGTATGTCTTGGCAAAAATGTCTTTCTTTACAACACCGTAATCCCCAGAGCCGTGACGTACAATATAATCTTCGCCTGCTTTATAGTGTAGGTCCCCCCAACTTGCTTTAACAATACCGTCGTGATCGGCAAGTTTAGCTACTTTAAAAATCTTTTTAGGTGTTGCTGTACCGTCACCGTTGTCGTCATAGTATTCTTTAAACTTTTCTGGGCTAACTGGATACTGTTCACCTTTTGGGCCTGTAATAATTTTATGCCCGGCATGATAATCAACTGGGCCTTCTAGTGTATCAACAGTACCCGCGGATATAGCAGTTTTATAATGAATTGGAGTAGGGTGCTTATATGTTACAAACCCTCCGTCAAACCATTTGTCAGTAATACCTTCCATAGATTCAACAATGTTTATAAATTCTTTTATCATTTCATTTCGAATTTAAAGTCTTTATCATATTGACTTAGGTAAAAACAAGCCATTTTAAACATAGCACGAGCATGTTCTACATCATGCGGTATTAGCATTGTATGGCCTTCTTTAAGCAAACGCAATTCCTCTTTAGCAACCATTCCTTCAAACAGTTCGTCTTTCATAATTTCGTGGCAAATTTCTCTAACACGATCACGATCCATTTGTAAGTAATCTTGCTCCATTTCTTCGAGCTCTCTTTGTGTTGGCATTATGCGGCCTTTTTATTTTCAGCTTCTTCGGGCACCGGCAACCCGCCGTCTGGGTCATCAGTTGGGCCACTTTCGTCTTGAAGTTGGCTTTGGAAGAACTTGAGCTGATCAATCATCTGTTGACAGCCTTCGTGATTCATTGTAATTTCGCTGTAGCCCATACTAAAAGCAACACGGTTATTGTCAGTTAAACCCAAACGGTAAAAAATCTTAGCAGGTTCTTCTTTAGGGGCAGGAGGAGCTACCTGCGGAACTGCTTTTGGCTTTGGAAAGTCTACAACTTTTGACGCATCTTCTGCCATTTTTTGCCATCCTAGAAAACTTAAAAAGCTCATATCCCACCTCACGTCCATATTAATAGCACGACCTAGTGGTGGGAACCAAAAGGGCATTGCTAAGAAAAATACATACAACGGCCCTGCCCATACAAGGTCTGCACCGTTATAGATACTGATCATTCCTATTACAAAGTAGGCGACACTGATATAAAATATCCAGTGTCCGCCTGTGCGTCCAAATAGGATGCGCTTCAACATATTACTTGCCGACGTTTACATTAGCACCAGCACCAATTACAAGTGTCTGGCCTTTGAAGGATGAAATAGCTTCAGCCATCTTAAGTTGAGCATCTGCTTGCTTCATACGAGCTTGTGCATCCATATAAGCAATAGATTGACTACCTTGTGCGGCTAGTGCTTGCATACGACGAGCTTCAGCTTCGGCAGTTTTAACTTCGACTTCCTTTTGCTTGTATTCATTCTTAGCACGAACTAGATCGTTAGCACTTTGAACAACTGTATCTGCTGGAACAACATTACGCACAAGAACCTGACTAATAGTAATAGATCCATCAAGTTTTTCTTCTACAAGTGTGCGTTGAATTTGTTCCTTAATAGCAATTTCCATCGCTTGTCGATTGTCAGCCATGTCCAATGCTTCGTACTTACGTGCTTCTTTGTAGATAGCATTGCGAGCGGCATTAAAAATATAGTTATACATCAAATAAGTATCGCCGTCATGTCTAATGTGGAATGCTTTAGATTTAGTGTTATACAGTTCAGCAACCTGGCTTTGATTCAAACTATAGATAACAATAGCATCAAAATCTTTCATAGTGCTATTGTCTTTGGCAATAGGAGTCATGTCGTCAAGTTTAACATTAACATCCTTAACTGGAAATGTTAGCACATCACCAACGATAACTTGGTTAAACGAACCAGGGAGCAATTCCTCATTCTTAACCTGCTTGTCAAAACCAACTCGCAAGCCAACTTCACCAGTTTCAATACGAGTACAACCAGTCATTAAAACAGCACCAGCCAAAATACCAAGAGTGAAAAAACGTTTCATTTTAGATAAATCCTTTAACCATGAGAAAGAAACAAACAACAAATCCGAGTACAAAGTACAACGGACGCAACCAAAAATCGTTAATCATATAAATCCTTAAAAAACAATTACGATTAAAGACATTAGCAAAACTGCTAACAGTGAAACAATTATACTGTAGCCTGCGGTCTTTGTCAATGACCACTTTTCCTTTCCACTTAACGACTGCCACGAGACAATCGAAAAGTGGATAAGGATAGCAAATACAATAAATGTTAACCAAAGTCTAATCATATATTATATCTTTGGGTTTGGCCAAGAACCAAATTGGCTGTTAGGTACATAACGATAACGTTCTGGATAACCGTCTTGGCGATCCATTTCACCCTTGTCGTATCCCTCGCGGTAATCGTCGTCTTGTTTTAGTGTATAACTACGGTTAGGATCAAACTCTTTGTTATAGAACCCATCATGATAGCCTTTCTTAAAAGGAGTATCACCTTCGGGTACATTACGAGTAGCGTTTGATTGAACAGGACGAGTAAACGCTTGGTCTGCTTTGTCCTGATCAATTTCACCAATAACTTCGTAGCGGCAAGCACGACCCTTTGTAGCATTATAGTCGCTAGGAATAGAAACTACATCGCGAGGGTTAATCTTGACGATAACTGTACGTTCGCCACCAAAGTTATTCAAATACTCTTTGCTACAAAAATGGAGTCCTGCAGAACAAGTATTGTCCTTGTTGTCGTCAACATTGTAGCGTTCCATTTCAACAATCTTACCAACGCTATTGTCCATAGTACCAGAGTGAACGTCCAAATAGTTAGCACGAACTTTCTTGTAAGCCAAGAAGTGACCGTCCGGAGTAATAGGCAAGTTGCCCTTTTCCAAGAAGCCGTACAGTTCATCGACTGCTCGCTTGCTTGGGTTTTGGTACAGATTGTCCATGAACATAACCATTGGCTCAATAGGAAAGCCTTCACGCAACATATCAATCATTTTAACTGCCAATGTAGTATGAAGCTCGGTGCCCTTCCAGAACAAGGTTTCGCCTTGAATAGAAACATTGCCCTTGCCGTAGTTAAGAACAATCTTCTTAGGTTCGATTGCATCTTTAACGGCGTCCCAGTCGCCTGCCTTAATAGCATCAACTACCTTTTGGTAAGTGATGTGCGTTTTATTGATAGTGTGTGGTTTGTTATCAATAACAACAACAACATTATCACCTTGAATCAAAAATGGATAACTCATTTTAAACACCTTTCTGTGTGTCAATCACATTAATATAATTTGCCAACTCATCGCTTGGAACACTACGCAGATATTGCAACAGCGGATAGCGAGCATTAACCTGAGCACATTCTTCTACGTACTTTTGAACTTGTGCTTCTGGGCTAAACGATACACCGTTAGCATATCTTTGGCACAAACGCTTCAAGCTCTGTTCGTTATAACGAATCTTATCAAATCCTTTGAGCTTAGTAACAAACGCAACAAACGGACTGTTTGCGTTAGTAACACGGCTCGTTACATTATAATTATAAGATACATTGTGATGATTGTCAATAGCCTGTAACACCAAACTCATAATAAGTTTATTGTCAATTGGCTTAGACAATACTGTGGCAATGTGTGTTTCAATATTGACCCAGTTCTTTTGGGTTTTAATGAACTCAATATCGCCCTTACGAACACCATAAATGGTTGTCTTCAATCCATCAATACCGCAGTCCTTCAAATCGTTGTAAAACTGTTTGGCATCAAGAGTACCATATTTGCTTTCAATGACAAAGCCACTCAAAGGCAAATAATAGTAAGTAGTGTTAGCATCAAAGGTATCAGCCTTACCTGCATCACGCCAAACCATTTCACGTTCACGGTAGTAGCCACCACTGCCACGTTCTTGCAAACTCAAAATAGTAACGTTCTTAGCAACACCTGCTTGACGTTCTTTTTTGTCCAAATCGCTAGCTACAGAAGCATATTCTGCAGGAGGATTGCAAATTGCACGGAAGAACGCCTTTAAGTTCATGTCCTTGTTCTTATCAGCTTTATCTAAGACAAAGACACGAGCACGTTCGCTAGGCTTGTTTGTACGATAGTGGAACTTAGCACGTTCAACAGCACCAATGTTAGTATCGTTAATAATAAAACGAACATCAGAACTTACAGTAAATTTCCAGTTATAGATATACACATAAGTACCATCAGCCTGCTTAACGTGATCCGTTTCTTGTTTCAAGTTAGGAAAACCTTTAGAATGCTTGCTGTAGTCAAAACCACGAACAACAATATTATATTTTTTAACAAGCTCGTCAGCAGTCAATCTAAAATCTTTAGTACCACCGTAGCGACTATCATCGTATGTAGACAACTTGGTGTCAGCAACATACTTCTTAACAGCGGCTTGCCAAAGTTGAGAATGAGACTTCTTGCTAAGGAAGATAGCACGTTCCCACAAGTTACCAATGGCATTAGCTTCTTTAGCCAGTACCGTAGTCAGCGCAGAGTTAACAGATTCAAGTTTGTTTTTAATTGCTTCAACAGTAGAAGGAATGTAACTCAACCCTTCACGTGACGCTTGGAAGTCCAACTCGCCAATAGCAAAGTGCATTTCCAAACCACAGCCTAGTAGGCCACGCAATTCTCCCAATGACTGTTCAGTATTAGGAACTTGAATGGGGTAAGCAATATTACCCATGATGGCAACACTATTGCGGCCATCTTTGTAGGAATGCACACCGGGAATAATGTTTTCAGTTTCGTAACTTACATCACGAAATTCAAAATTACTCTTACCGCTTACAACAGGGCGCAATTTAAAGTAAGTATAAACTTGACGGGCTTCGTCGAAGAATTTGCTGAAGTCGTAGTGGTCGTTGACACTAAACTTAACTTCGACTCCACTAGGTTCTGTAGTTTCTTCTGACATCATCAATGCAATACTAGGCACACCTTGCTCATTAATGAACGCGGTGTAGATACCTTTAACGCCGTCCTTGATAGCAGTTACAGTAAAATTATCAGTATAAGAAAAAGGAGACTTACTACCCAGACCCAAAGCACCAATAAACTCGTTAGAGTTAGTTTTAGTAGACTCAAAGTAAGTGGTGTAGATATTAGTAACTTGCTCGTGGGTCAGTCCAGTACCATAGTCACGAATAGCAAACCAAGGCTCCAATTGATTAGGAAGGTGAACATCAAACGGTGTATCTTGTTTGCCGGCGGCAATATGCGAGTCTACAGCATTACAAGATAGTTCACGGATAATAGCTCGAACCTTGTTAGCATACAAGCCCGAACTCAAAATGTTAAATGCTTTAGCAGAGTTGCGAATACGGAACTCACCAATCTCACCAACGTTGCTCATGATAGCTTCGTTTTGCGGTGCGCTATTGATAATTGCCATTGTAAAAACCTTTCAGTGTTTGTTTGTGTATGTGTATATTATAGCAAATGATAGCCAGGCTGTCAACCTATCGATGTGTCCAATTTTTGGAGTCACTGACAGCATTTTAACCAAAATAAAATGGGCCGTAAGCCCATTTTGCTTAGTCTACTCGTTCTATGCGAGCTCTCCAAAAGTAGTCGGGGCTACCGCCTTCTTCCCAATGTGCCGCATACTTTTCAGCTTCTTCACGGGTAGTAAAAAACTTAGTATCGTTAGGGTCAACACGTTGTCCCCAACCACGCTCATATTCAGTGACAGTTACTTTGAACAGACCATTTAATTTAACTTCTGCCATTTTGAGCTCCTTTCTGGGTTACTACTTACTACAGTTTTAGTATAACATCTATATCAGAAAAGTCAACCAAAAAAAAGGTGTTGTATTTCTACAACACCTTCCACATAGTTGCCAGTGACTAATTGAACGGCTATGTGTTAAAAAGCGTCCCAGTAACGGTAGCCTTGTTCCTTGACTTTGGTGAGCACAAGGGTAGTTCCATCGCTAGCAACGAATACATACTTGTTGCCGTTGTCATCAATTTTCTTAAGATGGGCAGGTTCAAAAACTTTGCTGTCCCAATCCCAATCCATGTCGCCAGTTTCTTCGTCCTTTTCGTAAGACTTGAAGTTGATATGGACACGCTTGTTCAGCGGGTTACCTTGCCATTCCTTTTCTTCAAAGTTGGTTTCAGCCATTTCTTCGCCGTTAACAAGAAGTTTAACCTTGTAACGTGATTCCTCTGAGTACTCAGGTTTAGCGTTAAGCATAACCATAGCTTCTTGTGGTGTTTCGCCAAATCGGTTCATTTCTTCAACCAGTGCTTTCAGCATGTCAAAGTTGAATTGACCAAATGTACCAGCAATACCGATGATCTTATCGATGTGTTCTTTAGCCTTGAGATTATCTTCGCAGTATTCACGAATAAATTCTGCTTCGAGGCCTTTGTACTCTAGTGAGTAGAAAATACGACCTGGACGATTCCGCATGTGTTGGTTAACACGCCACTTGTCGTTACAAGTAAGAACAAACAACTTTTTAGTTGGGTACACACCGTCAAGGAGTGTAAGCATCATTTCTTGTTCGCCTTCGTCGTATACTTTCTCAAACTCGTCAAATACAACAATAACAGGTTGTTCAATGCTTTGGATAAAAGCATTAAAGGCTTCGCCACACCAAGGTTGATTAATTACGATTGTAGGAATATCTTGCTCGTAACCTTTGATAGAAAGCATTTTAGCAAGCAAAGTTTTGCCTGAACCTTTTTCACCAGTAAGCATTACACCGGTAGTAGCAGGTCTGTCTCCAAACGCATGAAGAATACGGTCGGCACGTTTGTTAGTGTCACCATAAATCTTACCAGTAAATTCAAATTTATCAATTTGATCAAGGTACATCTCACCAGTCATTTCATTTTTCTTAATGACATAGTTTCCTGCTGGAAGACGCTCTTTAAGGTCGAGAGCTTCTTTTTTAGAAACTTTGTAAGTGTTACCCATTTTTAAAAAATAAGTCATTGTATAATTCTTTCAATGAGGGAATAAAAACTGTATGTGTCTATTATATGTGTTTAGACGCATACAGTCAACGTCTTTGGTTAAGTGTACCAAATTTCTTTGAAGCCTTCTTCTTCAGTTGGCATTTCAAAACCAGCTATCATACTGGCAATCACATGTTCCGGAATCTCTTTGCCTGGACGGCTCCGTAGTCTACGAACGAGTTCCTCATGCTCGGGTGTTTTAAACACCACAGCAATATGCTCATAATCCGGTAACATATTAAACTTACGCTTACGACTCGCAATGGTTGTACTAGTTTGATCCCAGATGATAGTATGTCCTAATTCTCTAGCACGAATGACCTGATCAGCCATTAGGTTAACAGCCGTAGGCATGTAATCAGTAAAAACCTCTGAATATGTTTTACCTTGACTACGAGCATAATCTTCTACAAACGCATCTGTAGAAACTACAGTTAGACCTAAAGCCCATACTTGATTCTTGATCCAAGTGCTCTTGCCTGATCCTGGAACCCCAATTAATTGATAGCATTTTGTCATTACCAATTCTCCACACCCGAAATATCAACCTTAACTGTAACAGGCCTGTTGTTTATATCTAAGTCCATAGTTAGACTTAAAATACTACCGATTCCGCTAGAGTTATCTGCTTCTAGCTTATAACTTCTAGCGTCTTCGAATTCCTCCATTACTGTTAGTATCTTTTCAACTTCTTGTTTTGTAATATACATTGCATTTTCCTTACATCGTAGGTCCGTTGCCGTTCTTAAAACCAACACTACCGCCTTCTGCTTCAATGCGCTTGATAACATCTTCAAACAACATAGGAGCGAA